CTCCTCTTTGACAGTTCCTTCATAAACTCCTTCAAGCTTAACTCTCCCTAGAAGTTGTCCCTTGATAGTGTTAATGTACTTCAACTTCTTTTGCTTATCCCATCCAACTTTAGTCTCAATCCAGTCTTCGAATTTTATGAGATTAAGCGGGAGTTTGTTGCACTTAGAAACCAAAGTTTCAATCATTCTTTTACTAAATGCACTAAACCTTTGGATTTCAACTTCGTCGGGCCTAACCCAACAGGAAAGTTGTCTACCACAGAAAGCCCATATCATACCAATAGTGCTCTTAGAATTCCATTCAAATTCATGAACTTTCCTAGCAGTCTCTTTGCAAAGCACCTCGAAACCCGACCTAACATATTGATCCTTCTTTAAATACCGAACGTCAGGTTTTGATTCCAAGAACTTCTTCTTAAGCCAATTAAGCTTCTCCTCACTTCTTTCATCATGATTGATCACGTGAGTATTAGCTTTCTCGATTTGTTCAACAGAAAGTCTTTTCTCCAGGTAATAAAGCATGTCCTTCTGAGTTTTATTCAAAACAAATTTAACTTCTTTCAAACTCTCAATCATCCGGTTGAGTTCACGAGTAAGTTTCTTCATCTTCTTATCAGCGCTCTTTTTCAAAAGATCACTGATTGCATTAAATTTAGCAGTCCAAACATTCTGTAGCTCCTCCTTAACTCGCCTCTCTTCAGCTCTTGCCTTTCTCCCGTTTATTAGCTTGGCTTTCCCGTTGATCAATCTAAAATCTTCATGAAGAGCTTGATCAAAACGAACTATTCCTACATTTCTCCTCCAGTCATCAGTGATGTGGAAGTTCATTATGTGAGCAGAATCGCCAAACAATCTTTTAAGGAGAGTAACAGTGGTGGATTGGTAATCATTAATCATCCTTCCGTGTGCTTCGGAATTATGCATTTTAATAAGATGATTAATCCAAGAAGACAAGTTGCTTTTCCATTCTGCAATGCCTCTTCTAGCTCCCAGCAACTGTGTGAGACCCAACTGTTCGAGATTCTTCGCCTCTCGTGTACCCAAAAACCATTGTTGAATAGAACTGGGTGTAGAACTGAGACCGCCAAAAACACATCTGTCAAACTCGTCAGAATACAGGGGATTGATGAGTTCCTTCTGACTATAATTCGCGATACTTCCTCTAAAAGCAAACCAACCATACCATCCAAGTGACATTTTGTTAGTGTAGCTCTGAATAGTCAAGGGGTGTTTGTAAGCATTGCCAGTATTGGGTTGGGAAGCAATCTGATAAACGCGAGAGTCATCTAAAACTCTAAAGAAACCTTCCTTACACAGATATTCATAATATCCAGGGATGACATCATACCACATTCCTGTGATGTAGAAAGTTGCTTTCTTCCACATATTAGCAGTGACATTACCATTCTTAACAGCGTTAAAATCTCTTGTCATGTAATAGTGGGTGTCGTTCACGACGACATGAGTATTTCTGAAACTTCCAAACTTAGCAAGAAGAGTACCAACCATATCGTTATTAGCAAGATTTTGAGTCTGACGATAGATCATTTGGTTGAACTCTTCATAAGTACCTCCAAAAATGAACACATCGCTCTTAACAGTCTTATATTTGTACTGAGTGACAGTTCTAGGGTTTCTTCTTTGTCCGTTCCTCTCAGTGTGCTCCCTATGATTAACTTCAAATTTAGAGCGAACTTGAATTCTGGTCAAAGCATCATGGAAGTCTGGTCCAGGAGCGTTATTCTCAATAGCATCTATAAAAGCTTCGGGAAGTTCATACTTGTTGAAAAGCGCTGACCATTGAGTAACATTATTGGGATCACATTCAGTATGTTGACCTATTCTAGGGCGGATGAGTACAAGAGTATCATCGACATCATCACGGAATTGATGGCCATCTCTTTCTGCTGCTTCCCAGTCTTCATCTTGATCTTCTTCCATAGGCTCAGTACGAAGATCTCTTCCTTGGAAAGTTTCTTCTTTTTCGACCCAGTCACTAATCTCACCAACAAAACAAGCCGGATACTTGTTGATAGTAGATATGAATTTAGAGCCTAAATCACAAATAACATTGTTAAGTGGAGAACGGGCTTTCTTAAAAGCTTGTAAAATGTTATTGAGGGAGTCACATAGAAAAGAGTCGGCTACAAATCTAAGATGAGAATGTCCTCCATTGCTCTGTCCTCTGCTATTATCGTAGTCAGTGTTACAGACTTTAAAACCACAGTGGGACATTACATTCAACAAAGTACTGTTAAGCGCAAATGGGGGATTAGCCTTAAACTCTTTTCCATCAAAACCAAATTTAGGGAGGTAACAATCACTACCATCATCACCTTGCTTAGTACCCTTGACACGCATACCCGAATGGAGTGTATGAAGATCAGCCAAGGTCACATTTCCAGTATAGGGAACTATTGTTGGATCCGGGATGATGAAATTAGCTACTTGCAGAAAATCAAATCTAAACTTAATCAAGAATAAAACTTCGAAGACTGATTCCAAGACACGCTTTACTCCTGGACTGTATTCACTGTAAGGTGAACCATCAGCTTCAAGAGCGTTAAAAAGAAAGTTATCAACACAAGCACGATCGTATAGTCGGTGAAACACGATAAAAATCAAGGGAAGAGTACTTTCTTTCAAAAAGGTGACTAATGGTGCTATCAAACTTCTCAACAATCTATCGTAGGGAAGAGTTCGGAAGAAATTGATAATAGGGTCTTCACCCGTCATTAGCAGTCTTATGTGATTCCTGCACGCGTCAAGAAGGACGGGGATTTCAGCACTCACGATGAACAAAATACCCTCTCTAAGAAGGAAGAACGCTATTAGGATAAAAATGTTCAAAGTAAAGAAGATCTTATCGGAAATGAAACTTCTGAAAGCGTGGTCAACAGAATTTTGAATCTTAAAATAAGACCAAAAGAAGGAGAGAGCAACGACCACAAACCAACTAACCAAACTCATGATGTGGTTCTTCAATCTTCTCATGTTCCACTGAACGAAAGAATCAAGAATCGGATAGTTGAATATATCACCTATGAAAAAATGATATATAACGAAGAAGAGCATTACACATACATAAGCAGACCAAACAAGAAGTTCCGTTTTCTTAGTATGAATAAGATGTTCTCTAAAGGCAACAGCAGGACCTTTCCTCAAATAAGTTTGTTTCAGGCGGTCGAGGAGTTCCTGTTTGTTTAGAGAAACCGTATTGCCTTTGCTACGGAATCTCTTACCAGCGTAATCAAGAGTTGCAGAAAAAGGGTCTTCTTCGCCTGAGCCGTTTATGGGCTTGAAATTGTTCTTAAGCCAAGTCTTCCTCACCTCATTGAAATCCCGGATCCTTTCCACTTCTAGTTGAACAGTCTCGCGATCATGTTCACCATAAGCAATTAGTCTCTGAGCATCTGTCAAGCTTAACTTGGTGAACGGCATGAACAAGGAACTTCGGGGAAGACCATTACTACCATCATTTGAGAACATTTTAAAAATGAAGATAACGGTTTCATATGTGGTAGTATGGAGATTGGCCAGAATGGACTCTAGTCTCAAATCTACGTAGACTTCACTAATGATCTCAATCCTATCAGCAGCTCCATATTGATCCGGGAATTGAAGCTTGTGAGCTGTTTTCTTTAAGAACTTCCTAGCGTCTTTCTTGAATTTTCGAACTCGGAGGGCACGACGCTTAGCTTCTTTCTTTAGAGAGATCTTAGCCGCCATCTTCTCTTTAGCAATCCTTCTGGCAGCTGATATTTTATTAGCCTCCTCTTTCCTTTTGGTGATCAGCTCATCAACGATAGCAACGACATTCTCTTGAGCTTTTTGAAGTATTCCATCAAAGACATCTGGGGAGACTGCAAGATCCGCAGTAGCACCAAAAGGTAACCAAACATACGCGTGGAGAGTCTCTCCAGCTCCAAAAGTATAGATCTGTATGTTCTTGTCGGCAGGAAGAGAAGGCATGGGCCGAATTGGGATGGAAGAAGCGGCGATCAATTGAAGTTGCTCTTCCCGCTCGATGGATTTCTGTGAAATCTTTCGAGTCTCCCAACCATCTACGAACATGTTGATAGCATGACGTAGGCATCCTCCATCAGGTGCGGAAATTAAGAAACCTTTGTCAGGGACAAAGAGAACTTTCTTTTCACCACTGGGAGGAAAGACAGAAATGACTTGACCCATCAAGTCCAAGTCAATCTCTCTCGTTTCCCAAATAAGGGAAGTGATCTTTTTCCACTCGGCGACAGTTGAGTAGAAATTAAGGCCTGCAATACGATTTTGCGGTTGTAAACAGGCGGACTTTCGACAACGTTGTTGTTTTTTC